ACGGCCGGTATGGCAGCGCAAACATTATCTGTTGCCGCATCCAGCACAGGTTGGTACGGAGGAGCAGGCGTAATGAGCCCACCACCCGTTGCAAAAAGGTTGTATATGGCCGCACTAGGATTGGACTGAGCCTCATAGTGCAACCTAACCTCCAACTGAGCAAACGGAGTGCTAGCAGCAGCGGCAGCCCCAGTCGACGTCTGGAGCCCGGTCACAAACACGCACAGAGCGTAGTGGCCAGTGCTGTCTGGCATGTCTGCGTCGCCATACCTAGAAGCCAGAGTACCAAGTGAGTTGTCATCGATACCCCAAGCCGTGGCGGTGGGCTTGAAAGACTTGGCCTCAGGACCATACCTCTTAAACAAGGCTAGAAGCTCATCCGACTCCAAAGCGCTCATTGGGTACTCTTGGTACCCGGGCAGATTAATGAGCGAATTGAAGTCATTGGGCAATGCCGTCTGCCAACCGTTCTGCTGCTCGGAGGTGATGGGATTGGCACCACCAAAGTTGGCATTAGTCAGGTTGGTCACCTCGCGAGAGTAGTTAATATAGATCGGCGCCACGTGGATCGTTCCACTGACAGTGGAAAAATTAGAGGTGGAGGTGATCTTCAACCCGCCCGCGACGAGACGGCACGAAGCATAGAGTTCACGCAAGGCGACAATGTTAGAAACCACATTGTCACCAACAGCGTTGATCCCGGTGCCGGGACCAAAAGCATTGAGAGAGTGGGCCGCATTGGTAAACACAATGCCATTCGGCCAGAAAAAGTTAGGGCTGGTGGCACTACCGTTGATCCCAACAACAACAACATTAGAAGGATCAGGAGTGACCAAGAACAGGCACGTACCTGGAACAGGGGTGCGCGCAACCAAATTAAGATCGGTGTAGGTACCGGTCGCCGGGGTGGTGGCAAGTTGCGCCTCATAATTACTGGTGAATGTGCCAGAGAGGCCAAGGAAATCATCACTATACCTAACCCCATCAGCATCCGGCGACCAAGGGTCGACGAATGCCGATACAGCAGGTGGGACCGAGCTGAGAGCACGCCGTTGGCTACCCCGAAACTGGGGGGCTCTCATCACGGGAGGGGCTTGCTTGGGCCCCTGGAAGTTTGTTTTTGGTCTATACATGGTTAAAGCTGTGGAAGCCTCGGGCTTCCCAGCGGCTCTACGAGCCTTTCGACTTCTTTTGGCCATGATAGTGTTTATTGTTTAATAATAGTAAAGTTGTACAAGATAATAGCAGAAACGCTATCGACACCAAAATGGTTCGTAACGTGGGCATGAGGTTGTATTGGTTCCCCGACCTCAACGGAGACTGTTCATCCATGGATCCCCAATGGGGTTGCGCCGTGCAGTCGTTCGGCATTCTTGATAGCACGTAAATATTTATACCCTAAGGAAACGTTTTGGGCAGTTTAAATCCATGAACCCAATGGTGGTACGACACCAGCGCTACCAGGGCAGGTGTGGTTGGAAGTGGAGATCCGATACAAAATCCACTCCAACTGCCGTGCCCCGGTAGAAATCCTCCATAACCAACTGTTCATCCGGGGTGATTCCAAAAGCGTAAAAGAAACTGGCGCGAGTAGCTGGGGAAACGTCCCCATACCCACGCTGCATGCCAGCAATGAGATGCCTAACACCCCACGACTGCTCATCGCTAACGCCAGGTCTGTACTTACCAGACCTGGCCATTGCTGCGTAGAACTCCTGGACTACTGGAATACCGCCGGCCAAAGCCAGCCCTCCAGTGCCTACTGCATGCATCCAGCCACGGAACACACCCTCACCCTGCCATCCATGCACCGTAACGGTGTCCTTGGACAGAGATAGCTTGGGATTCCTGACCATGATGTAGTCCGAGGCTCCAGGCCCAACCCAAACTGGCCGAGTTTGGCAAAACTCTGCCTTCTCAAAATCAAAAGCTGGCTCCTCAACAGCCATGGAAAAACCCATGGCCAAGAACCAAGCATCGAGTTGCGACTGGAACCGCAACAAATCAGACCGCTCCATAAAAACGAGGCAATCATCTCCATTGTTGGCCAACCTAATCCGCACACCCACATGCCGCGCGTAAGCCAGCACCATACAACACATCAGGAGGCAATTGCCAAGTGATGTGTTCATGTCGCCACTCATACGACCACCATCAGTTCTGTAGCTCAGGTCCCCATCAGCAACGTAGCCACGACAGACATTGGACAACTGCATGTCCAACAGTTCCGCCAAGCGTCTCTTATGCTTCCGGGTGGGAAAACACTCCACATATAGAGAGTGCTCCCATTGCAATGCGTCCCTAGACACGTGCTGGTCAAACCTGCTCGCATCAAGACCCACCGCAACGGGCTCCCGGAAACAATCCCACTTGGATCTGAGACACTTAGCCATACATTCCGAATTCATCCCCTTAAGAACAGTGGTATCGCCATAAAGCCTGGCGATAGAACGAAAAATTTTCTCCTCGATGGGGCGCAGGTATCGCCCCACCTCTATATTGTACCTGGGTGACCTTGGACTGATCACCCGAGGCACTGGATCCGCCTTGTTTGTGAAATCAACTTTCTCATACTTGACGAACACCTTAACATGGCTATCTTTCTCGAC